TGGGTGTTACACACGCTGGACGTTGTATGCTAACTATTTCGGAATAACAACAATCACTCATAAATAAAATCTTTCATACGAATTATTTTAGCAAGGAACCAACTCTAGATACACTGTTCCGTCCTCTGCCTGATACAATCCATTATCTAATGCATAGTCATATGGAGTCCAATATAAATCGTTATAAGGCCAAGCAAATTGAATAGTATCAATTGCATTTAATGTAAAAAATCTAAAATGATCTTTTGTCCAATTTCTCATCGATTCAGCATCTGATGTCGTATGAACTTTTACATATGTATTAGAATTAATACTATTCATTTTATAGCCAACGCCATCTATGAAAGGAGTTGCCTGCCAACCAGCACGAATATATGCTTCTATTTTCGTATATTTTGCATCATCAAATGCTGGCTTACCTCGATAATTGCTACTATTGCATAGTTTATCAAAGTCTATAGGAGCCCCATAAGGAGTACGACCTATATTTACTTGAGGTAAAGTGTTAATGTCAACATATAAGCCAAAAGGAAAAGGACACATACCAGCAGCAGTACCAACATCAGCACAACGTATGGTGCATAATAAAGCTTCTATATCGTCACAGTCATTATTTGTTATTGTTAATTTAACTTGTTTTGGTACAAAAATATCATTATATGGCTCTGTTACGTCAATATCTGCTGGTCTTCTATATGGACTAGTAATAGATATTTTAGAACTAGTACAGTCAGATTCACTTGTAGATATTGTGCTACATGGAGGATCGTCTGGTAGGTCTGGAGTTAGTGGGCCGCCGCCACCGCCCCCACCACAACAACTAAATAATCTTACATCAACAGAACATACGTCTGGAGGTATAGTTAAATTAATAGTAGTTACTAATGTAGATAAATTAGCATAATCAATCCAATCCCCTACTGTTTCATCTTGAAGTACAAATCTGATTTGTATGTTTGTACAAGCGTATATTTCTGGTACAGTTATCTCAATAGACAGTCCATTGCTTCCTATATTTGTTGAGGTATAAGAAAATGCTGGAATTATACAAGTCATAGTATTATCCTGGTGATGGAGGACTTGGTGGTGACGGAGGACTTGGTGGTGGCGGAGGACTATCTTCTTCGCAACAATTTACTACTTTAACAAATTCTGTTTCTGACATTTCTCCACTAATAAGTAAAGACTCCCAATAAGCCCAGTCAAGATAAGCGTATCTATATCTAACAGGTATTCTATATCTTACATGAACATAAGCATTACCCTTATTGGAATACAAAAAGATATCAAAAAAATTGCCAGATACATTAAAATTAAAAGATCCACTACTTACATTAGCATTGTCACTACTAATTAATTTAGCTCCAGCAGCACTCCAATCCAATGTATATTCTCCAGAAAAATCAGTATACTGACAATCGTTGCAATTATCCTGCGGAGAAATATTACCTATTACAACAGGGCCAAAATTATTTGACATTGGATAAGATATAACATTATTAGACTTGGATTGGGTCCAATATGTTTGACCACCATTAAATACGGTGGAAACTATTTGGTTGCACAAGTTATATTTGATGTTCTCAGGATAGCCTGGATCAAATCTATCTAGAAAAATATTATATTTAAACTCTCTAACAGCCTTTGGAGTTAAATTAATAGCAATAGATCTTGCATTATTGTTTAATGTAAAACTCTGATCGTCGCTGATGTATCCGTTAGATTTTTGGTCATAAACATCACGACCATATTTAATATATATATTATTTGGTTTACTAACTACTCCACTCGGTAAATTTTTAAACTCATTGTAGGAAGCATTAGAATTTTGACTATTAGATGGAATCGTATCGTTAATAGTAAAAATAGACATAGAATTATCCATTGGTGTTGATTAATTGTTACTATAACCTACACCGCATGGATATTATATTCTATATTTTATATTGACCTAATTAGACTGGTATATCTCCTATAATTCTTCCCTTTTGTGTTCTGATCACATAACCTTTTCTGGCCAAGAATGGCTCTATACTATTTTCGATAGTATCAATAGCAATACCGGTAATAGAAGATATAGACTTTAATCCAAGAGGATTGCCCTTATACTTTTTAAGAACTCCAATATACATACGATCATAAAGATCAAATCCATTGGAATCAATACCTTGAACATTAAATATATCATCAATGCTAGAATTATCATTATGACAAGACATATAATTCCTGTACCATTGCAAACGAGCATTTAGAATTCTTGGTGTGCCTTTGCTTCTTTTTGCAATTTCAAAGAGGTCTTGATCGTTCATGACTATACCCATCTTTTCAGAATTTGATCTGGCTAGTTTAGCTAGATCTTTTTCACTATAAAAGGATAAATGTTCTTTAATTGTAAATCTATCATAAAATGGTTGACTTAAACTACCGCCGCTAGTAGTTGCTCCAACCAATGTAAATACTGGAAGATCAATAGTTTCTGGTTGTTCTTTATCTTCATCGTCCTTAACAGTAATATTAAGAACAAAATCTTCCATTACAGGATATAGAAACTCTTCTACAATTTTTGGTAGCCTATGAATTTCATCAATAAAAAGTACTGATCTAGGAGTCATACCCATAACATAAGGCATAATATTTTTAATACTACGAATAGAAGCCGCATTGGCCGTGTATAAGTTAACTCCCAACTCGTTTGCTATAGCACTCGCTATGGTAGTCTTTCCTAGCCCCGGTGGCCCATCTATTAAAACGTGAGGCATCGTACCACCACCGTTTTTACAACCCACAGCGGAAACTCGTAGACGCTTTACAACGTCATCCTGACCAATAATTTCATCAAACGTTGATGGTCGTATAGCCTTAGACATTTAATCCTCCAATATTAGAAATTGCTTTTTTAACCAAAATACCAGCATCTTCAATCTGTTCACTATTGTAGACTAACATAATATGCTTTTGTGCATCTTTTTCGTCATATCCTAAAGAGATCATCATTTTGATTGCACGAACAACACATTTTGGAACATCTACGATTGTATCAGAACATTGAGTAGAGTCCATAGATTTTTTTACTGACTCCACCGTAGCGTAGACTACTTCAATTGTTTTAATGCGTTTTGGTTTAAAAATCGTGCCGCACTCGCACACTATTTTGAAGTTTTTTGTCTTGGCTTCTCGTAAGAATATCCAATGATCAAAACCACAATCATTATCAGGACATCTATATCTTAAAGATACATCTATCTCAATCGGCTTCTGGATTTTCTTTTTTATTTTCATCACTCACCCAAAAAATAAAGTCATTTGCTTCAGCGTCGTATGCTGTTTCTACCAATCCTCTATTCACCAAGCTATTAAGTATATTGCTAATCATTCTGTCATTTAGAGATTCTATAATTTGAGTAAATAAATGATCATTAAGCATATATCTTATATTTTTAGTTTTTTTATTTTGCTGTTTTTTCAACATATTTATAACGATAGTTTTAGATTCTTCAAAAGATAATACTTTCTCAAACTCTTCTTTATCTTTATCTTTTATATGATAGTCTAATGTGTCAAAGTCTTCATTATCATCTTTACCGAAACTATTAAAAACCAATGCCCTAGACGAATTGATTAAACCATCAATATCTTTGACTATAAACCATTCTTCATTCATAGAATCCATAGAACACCCTAATTAAGTATTTCAAACAATCCTTCATAATATCTAGGCTGACTAACAATATGCCTAGCATGACTTTGTAAATGTAATTCATATTCTTTCTGTAATTTATTATAGATAAAGTATTTTATCTTCCAAATGCCTTCGTTATACTGATTATTCCCCAAATACAGGGAGGTTTTATCCCCCGCTGTATTCGAGAAGTAATCATTCACAGGTAACGCAATCGGAGAAAATCCATCTGGAAGCAATGGACTATTATAACTAGATAGGTTATTTAACACATCCTCTATAATATCCTTGCTTATCCATTTATATTCTATCTTATTAAGCAGACTATCCATATATTTCTTAACCCATTCAGTATCTATCTGAAAGTAGAATTTGTATGGATCTTTATCTTCTGGATATTCTTGATTATTCATAACTTAACCCACGCAAAACTTATCACTAATCTGGCTTGCCAAGTCTCTGGCAGCACCAGAGAGAAATCGGTTGTTGCTGAAATACAACGCTGTGGATGCTTGGTTGAGGTACTCGACCACCGTTTTTAAAAGTTTGGCCTGCTCCCCACTCAAAACTAAACCGCTGTCACCAGCATGAGAAGGCAACACTGGCGACGGATCACCATAAGCCTTTTCAAACTTGTTGTTGTAAGCCTTAGATAGATCCTGATTGTAAGAATCTGGAACATTACCGTAACCTGCCCAAGCACTGCTCTTAAAATTATCTAAGGAACTCTTGCTATTCTTTTGACCACAATTATCAGAGGTGCTATTTGTATAGGTCGCCCTTTGATTATTAAGTTCGTTCAGAATCTTGGCAGCAGCATCAAGAGTCACTGGAAGTCCAGTAGCATCAGACTTCTTATAAGTTTTCCTCCACTGTTCAAACCAAGCATCACTAGTAGCATTAGGAACAATAGTTACTGTTGCTGGTTGACCAGTTAATGCAGATACTAAATCTTGAACATCAATAGCCTCACCAGTTGAACCTTGAAGAATAGTAGAGTAGTAAGAAGCCTTCTTCTCCCAGCACTTACGCCACCAAGTATAAGGAACTCGATAAATCTGATTAATCTTGATGGCTCGTGCATCTCCACCAAAGTAATTTACCAATTTCTTCTGAATACCATTCCAATTTAGTTTATTAATGTATCTACTATCCTTATCTAGAATCCAATAAATCTGATAACCATTACGAGTATCAACTACCCAACTTGGTTTAACAGAGAAATTATTGATCTTGTCAAGAGAGGACTGCTTAAATTTCATAACCTCTTTTGAGGGTAGATAGTTTCCGCTAGAATCTCGCCCAGCATCAATATCAACAAAACAGGCTCGTACCTGACTAATAGCATACTGCTTTCGTCCACCGTTCACATAAAAGTAAACGTCTGAACTATTATTTAGATTAGCATGAATCGCTAGTGTCAAATCAGGAGTATGAGACATAGTGCTGATTTTTTTACGAGGATCTCCATTATAGCAATAAATATTTTGCTCACCACCAAAAGAGCCGATAAACTTTCCTCTCATCTGGCAGTGATTAGCATCAAAAGCCTGATTAGTTTTATTGTCGTAGGGATTAAAACCAAGTTCCATCTTAAACATATTTCACCATTACCTGTAGTTGTAAACAACCTCAAACCATATCGGGATAGCAACCTATACTATCATTAGCGATATAAAATAGCGGGAGAGGAATTGAACCTCTCTCAAATAGCGTTTGTCGAGTTTCCCAACCAGAGGCTATTATCTTAGTCACCAGACTCCACTTTATTTTTTAAGACTCAGTTATAATCGTCGTAATCTTCCTCGTCATCTTCAGCATAAGCCTCTTCGTCATCATCCTCATTCCATCCCCAATCATAGTCATTATCATAATCTTCATCCTCGTCCTCGTAATCATCCTCACTAAAGACAGATGAATAAAGAGGCTTGAGAAGTTCGCCTTGATACTCTCCGACAACTTCATATCGGCAAGTGCGAAGTTTCTCATAGTTGCAATCACTAGGAACACTTACAACATCAGCAGGATTAATCTTAACGATAACAATCTTATCCCCAGCCTCAAGACTACCATAACCGGCCACATAATTCAATGCACCAGCGTGAAGTCCATTAGAACAACCTCGACCACGATCATCGTCAACCTTTGATCGTGTCATTTCACAAACATTGCCAACATGATTGTCAAATACTCCGCGATATTTGTCCATATAATCTGCCCTGACTGCCTTATAGGCAAGGAAATAACCATCCTCAGTAATGGGCAGATGTTCATGCTCAAGGAAATCATACAGTTCCTTTTGACTCTGCATACTTGGATTTTCCATAAGATTATTCAGAAAATTAACAAGAGGCTGGAAAGGCAGACCCTTGCTCATAAACTCCAGAATCCTCTTACTAATTGACCCATGAACAACCTCTCCCTCATAAGTGACCTGACCATTCTTGATCTCAACAAGACCGTCACTAAAACTAGCAACTGCCTTCTCAATATCAATTAGTTCAAGCAACTCGTCAGAAGTTGCGGAGGGAAGTGCCTCCAGAATCATCTTATAATTAAGGTGGTCAGGCAGAACCTGAAAACTCTTATTGTTCAGCACAACCGTCAAATTACCATCAACAAACATAAACGGGACACTCATGATACAAACTCCTATTGTTTTTAGTTACCTTGTGAATTACTTAATCAAACTACTCAACTGAATCTTAAACAAATCAACATTAGCCTGACTCATTTCGGTAAACCAATCCTTATTCCCATTATTATAATAGTTATTCCTATCATCAAGTTGCTTAATAGGATTAGTTTCCTTCAAATCTCTCAGACTTCCACTGACTTGGTGACTACCAAGAATATACTTCAGCATCGGGTTGTTGTCAACCTCGTCTTGAAGAATTTTTCTAAGATCGGCCATTTTGCTCAACTTATACTGACCATCATTCTTTGATTGAATAATAGACAAATATTTCTTACTGGTTTCAATGTTCTTATAAAGACGCTGACTAACCCAATAAATAATATTATTATAAGCCAGCGTAGTATCTCTGATTGTTTTGCTATCAATAGTTCCAATTCCAACAGAAGCAGATATGCTACTAATATGCTTGAAAAAATCTTCAGAGTTAAACTTCTTAATATCAAAAGTCTGTCGATGAACAGTCTCAGCGAAAAATTCTGTAATGAGAGTTTCATCAATAACCTTGACTAGTTTATCGTTCTTAATGAACTTAGCATATTCCAGACCAAAGATACTAAGCATATGAAATACAAACTGATTTGTTGCATTTCCATAGTTGTAATATCGGTATGATATGTTTTTGTTATCTTCTTCAGAATACTGCTTCTTACAAAAAGTCACAAGACTATTAAAAGACGATACATCTTCAAACTTCTTGGTCATTTTCTTCAATCGACTCTTGAGAAAGTCATTAAAATTAACCATAGTATACTCTTGATCAATCATCTTCTTAGCAAAGGCACTCTTGATAGCATAGATTTTAGTATTACCAAAAAGTTCCTTGATAAGAGGTTTGATATTATTCTCGTTAATCATAGCATGAATATCCGAAATCTCTGGAAGATCCTCGTTCTCATTAGTCTTATATCGAGTAATGGGAATGTAAACAATCTCATCGCTATCCAGAAAATCAGTCAATTCATCTTCTGACAACATCTTCAAATAGGTAGCATCATTATACGGATTAACAATACTCTTAGCATCACTTGATGCTCCATGAATAAAGAATACGTCTTGATCACTAACGCTACCATTACTATTCTTAACCCCGGTTTTACGCGGGCCAGAACTTTGAGTAAGATGCTTATAGTCAGAAACCTTGAGCAGATTTGACTCTCCAACATCACTAATTAGATCATCAAAACCCTTGTCGCTTTCAGTATGATCCTTGGAGTCCATAATCATGTACGCAAAGCAATCGTTTTGATTACAATAACGTGTCACAATCTTCTTGGCAGTTTCTTCACCCTTAACATCACAAACGAAGAAGGCAATTTTCCCATTCTTCTTCTGACTATTCCAGTAAGAATATCCCTTACCAGTAAGAGTATCGTGATGGATTTTATCTGTTAGAGAAACTAGGCGTCGTGAACGATACCCGCTGCTCTTATAATTAAAAACGTACAGGTTCTTGCCTGCCTTGATTTTATATTCGAGGTCAGCACCACTATTAATATTGTGGCTCTTACCATTAGGATCAGTCCAAGATGCACCAACACCCCATCCACCAGACAATTCATTCATCTGATAATATGTTGTGATAGCCTCAATCTTAGTTGTGGCGGCAGAAATCTTCTTGCTAAATTCGTCCTTCATCTCAAGATAAATTTCTTGAGTCTTTTGACGCAGAGTTTTAATTACGCTCTTGGTATACTGCAAACCTTCACGGGAAACGTCCATTTCCAGTTCGCCAATATCAAAATCAAGTTCCAGATAAAGACCAGAGTTAATGATCTCACTAACGAAACTCTTCCACGAATCAATATCTGCCTTTTGGAAAGCCCTATTCCACTTGGCAATATGATCCGGCTGATCCTCTTTCTCCTGACCAATAATCTGAGCGGTCTGAACAGGGTACGCAATATTACCCATGATAGCAACAACACCACTATCAATATGATGATAAGAGTTGGGATAATACTGAGTATCATTATTTAGTCGGCAAACTCTCCAACCCTTGCCACTAATAACAATATTAGTATTGCTATACTTATGATCTTGCAAATTATTACCAAGTCCACCCTCAATAATAGGTTTCATTCGGAAATAATGAAAAATCCTGATAGCCTTATTGGTAAACTCACTAAAGTCATGAGTCTTAACGGCGAAACTAATCTCAAGACCATTAGCCTCGTCAGTTTCACAAGAATTAAAAAGATTCAGAGTAGGAACACCGCTATCATCAATAGCGGCAATATAAGTATATTTAGTTCCATTAAAATAAGAACTGGTAGTAAAACTCTTGGTATAAGCAAAAGGACTCTTGCTACCAAGACCAAGACAACCAACAAAATCGTTACTGTCATTCTTGTTGCTAGCACCGTAAGTGGTATACAGACTCTCCATATCACCCTGACTAAGACCAGTGCCATAATCACGCATCGTAAAAGACGGGTTGGCAGATGTTGGCAAGATCACCTTGAAGGGATTCTTATTGCCAGCACTAATATGACTGTCATAAGCATTAGTAGACAGTTCACGAATAACTGCCATAACCTTATCGGAATAAAGAGAGTCCGAAAGGATTTTAAACATTTTGCTAGTCTGAGCGATTGTAAAACCAGACTCGCTACGAACACCAGCACTATGAGTCTCAATAACGCGATCTGCCAACTTCATCTTTATGTCTCCAAATGTCCTGTGAATCGTTTCCTGTGATAGTCCAATCATACCACAGTGTTATCGGTTGTCAAGTCCTCTTATCTTTAGATTGTATCGCCAGCCATCCTAAATATGCCGTAAGCAATCCAAAAAATCTTAGAATATTAACCGGTAAGAAAAACCAATACACTCCAACAATTATACTTAGTAGTCCCATTATCCATATAATAAATCTTGGAATATAAACTGATTTACTTAACAGCCAAGTTGCTGGACCTAATAAAATCACAAACAATAGCATTAAAGTTACCAACAATGCTAAACTTGCCATCAACTTTCATCCTCACGACTATTCCAGTCGCTTTCTTCCTCATCATCTTCGTCATTATTATATGAAAAATTTCGCTCATCATAAGGAGTCCAGTCTTCTTCATCGTCTAAATCATCTCCATTCATTGATTCAGCATCTTCGATAAAAATTGTAATAGTATTAAGTATATCAAATAACTTAACAAGAGTATCGTCAATAGATCTAATTTTATTATCTATATTTTTGACGGCTTTTTTAAGATCAGATATTTCTTTAACTACTTCTTTAGATATGCTATTATCTATGCTATGTAGTTCTTTATTTTGTTTGTTTATTTCTCTGATTATATCGTTAAATTCTTTAGACATAAATAATACTCCTTATACTAAAGAATACACCATCTAATCAAACCAATAACCATTACTACAACAACAACAATACCTATTACAATAGCCGCATTTTGGGCCAGGAGTCGCCATTCCCCAAGCATTAGCCATACTATCGAAACTTTCTTTTCCAGTATCAATACAAACTAGTTTGGCCTTATTGTTTCGTTTAACATAACCAATATTGTAATAATGACAATCCCAAAATTTCAATTTAGTTCTCTTCTCAATAGACTGTACAAGAGATTGTATTTCTCGTAATCTTTTCTTCATTATCTCTTCATCAAGAATTTTCGCCTTTTCTGTAACATATCCCCAATTTGTATGGTCAGTATATGAGTAGTCCCCATAACCACCCACTGTTACCTCTATTTCAAGTTTGCAAACTTTTCCATGAACTCTAGGAGCCAAACCAGATTTACTCAATAGTTTTTGCTTGTTGTAGGCATTGGTTGCTGATCTCTTACTACGAAACTGCTTAAATCCAAGATTTTTATTCTCTTTGATATTGTAGAATTCAGCACTGCCACCTTCATCAAACTTATTAAGATCGATTGTATATTTCATCTTCTTTGATAGGATTTCCTGTCAGTTGTTCAACAATATCAATTGCAATCTTTAATTCACTTGTTTCCAGAATTTTAATAGGAGATCGTGCAAAATCGAATCTGAATGTTCCAGTAACCATATAGTACGGTTCATCAATTCCTATACCATCAACATTAAAGTATTCTTCTAAAGAATTTACTTCTTCTGGAATGAGTCCGCCATTATAGTCACTAATATCTCGAATAGTGTCAATACGATAATGAAGAATATGAGATCGTGGATTACCTTCATTAGAACACCAACCTCTAAAAAATCTATTTGGATAACTTACCATTTTTCCACGCCCCCGTTAAAAATTCTTCTTTATTTGAGTATAGTGGAATGAGTTTATTTTGGTCTATATACTGATTATTATATAGGCTTAGATTATACAAATCGTTTTTATCATTAATCAACCCATAAGCGACTGGCTTGCTAAAAATTAGGTTTATTTTTTCTTTAATTGATACAAGTTCTTTTTCACAACTTAGCCAACGATTACTATCTTCAACACTATTCTTATTAGCATTGAAAGCATCATGTGCTAAATCTCTTTTGGCTTCTCGTAACTTTTCTAATTCATTCTTGGCATTTAATACTGTGAATCTTGTCAAATTCCAACGCCCAGTATTTACAGCAGTTTCACAGCACTGAATTAAATAGTCTAGTGGATTGGAGTTTTCATTCATGTGGAGAATCCTATCTTAAACTTTTCTGCTAGTACAACTTCGATCTGGTTTGGTGAAAAATCATGAACATCGTATGAGCGACCATTCCACCATCCACAAGAATACGTCACAGCATTTTCGCCAGAAATATTAATACCAACAATACTTCCATAAATAGATTCAGTACCATCTCCTGTCAACTTAACCCTGCTACCGATTTTATTTAGTTCCATAACATTTTTGCTCATTGGTTTTCCTTTTTATGAAGTTTCATATGACAATTAGCACAAAGCAATTCACACTTGTCTAATTCTGATTTAATTATATCCCACTCACGATGCCAAAGGCTAGATAGATTATCATATTTATTAGTTCTGTCTAAATGATGAAATGTTAAAACCTCAGTATCCTTAATCTTACATCGCTTACACTTTGCCCCCAAATATTTTATACCTTTTTCTCTGCTCAGTTTCCTTCTTTTAAACGATCTACAAGTCCAGCAAACATTGTTCTTATTCCATTTGAAATCTTTGCCACATTGAGGACAATTTTTGGTAGTATTTTCATCTCTTTGAGGAAGATGGAGTTTTCTAGTATTCCTTTTCCCAAAAGGAGAACACTCTAAACAATACTTCCTCTTATTGAGAATCTTAATTGATCCATTAATTTTAATTCTATTTGCAAATTCTTTTTGACATTTACGACATTTTTTCATGATTTAAACTCCTATGATGTAGTCTAATTGAAATACACCATAAGAATTTATTTCTCTACTATTTAACCACAGTGGGGAATGTGGGACTTGAACCCACACGGGATTACTCCCAACGGATTTTAAGTCCGTTGCGGCTGCCGATTACGCCAATTCCCCATAATAGTGACCGACTACAACAATCTATGATTTGAGGTTGAATCGTTGTGTGCCTCAACCATTTAAACCATTGTAGCCGATCACCTTTTGGTTTTAATCAACCGTTCGCATGAGCCTTGAGGCGACGAACAACCTCTGCCATAGCCTCTACGTTGTCAACCGTCTTGGTTGGCTTCGCACGTTCCATAGCGGGAAGTTCAATGCCCTTCTTAGTCAGAGCGGACTTTGTACGAGCATAACGAGCCATCGTACTAGCAATCTTCTGACCAGTCTTTCCAGCAATCTCTGCATAAG